TTTATGCGGGTTTCTGTGTCTCGGGTTCTGTACGAGTCTGGCGGGCTCCAGTCGCCAAGGCGTGAACCCAATCAATCTAGTTTCCATCTCCGACAAGGAGCAAACAATGGCAGGACGCGGCCCTAGGCCCAAAGATCCAAGTAAGCGTGCTCGGCGTAACGCGGAGCAAGGCCCGACCACGATCTTACGTTTTGAGCGTGCGAAGCAGCCGCCTTTAGGTCGATTGCCGGGGGGCGGCGCGTGGGGTAAACCTACTCTCGACTGGTGGGCCACTTGGGGTAAGTCGCCTCAGGCGGAGCATTTTTCTTCTACAGATTGGGATTACCTGCGCGACACTGCGTTGCTTCATCGCGCGGTTTGGGTGGATCAGAATCTGAGGGTTCTTCCTGAGTTGCGGTTGCGTGTGGCCAAGTTCGGGGCGACTGTGGAGGATCGTGCCCGGTTGCGCATGCAGTTTGCTGAGGCCGACGAGGCTGATGCGAAGCGCCCGACTGGCGGCTCTTCGCGCGAACGTTACGGCGCACTCGTTGCTCTACCGACACCAACGAAGCCGGATCACGCAAGCCCTGCCCAATCGGGCTAATATGCCTTGGAAGCCGTCCGAACCGGGCGAGATTCCCACGCTCGGATATCACGTGATCGACTGGATTGAGTCGATGCTGGCCATGCCGGGCAGTCACGGTCAGGGCTTTAAGCCGTTCTTGTTGACTCGCGAGCAGGTCGATTTTACGCTGGCGTTGTACGCCGTAGACCCTCGGTCATTGAGGCGGGTCGTCCGCCGAGGGGTCCTGTCACGCCCTCGCGGGTGGGGTAAGTCGCCTTTCGTTTCAGCGTTGGCTATTGCCGAAGGGTTGGCTGATGTGGTGCCCGATGGCTGGGACTCGGACGGGCAACCAGTGGGCAGGCCATGGAGTCACACAAGGACACCGCTCGTGCAGCTCGCGGCGGCCAGCGAGAAGCAGACAGACAATGCTTGGGTGCCGCTCTTGGAGATGTTTAACAACGACGCGCCCGTGTGGGATCACTATCCTGGGCTTGACCCAATGGGGACGTTTGTCAATCTGCCGGTTGGGCGAATCGAGCCGATAACGTCGTCGTCAACGTCAGCTAAAGGCAACCCCCCTATCGCCGTGTTTTGCGACCAGACGGAACAGTGGACGCCCAGTAATGGCGGGGTCGGGCTGTTCGCTGTCATCAAGTCCAATCTTGACAAGACTGGCGGCCTGCTGGTTGAGACTCCTAATGCTTACACGCCGGGCGTGTCGTCTGTGGCTGAGAGCACGGCGCGTGCCTACCACGACATAGCGCAGGGTCGAAACAAGAAGCTCTCCTCGGGCATCCTGTACGACCATCGCGAGGCTCCTGATTTTGATCTCGCTGATACTGGGGCGTTGCGTGAGGGGTTGCGTTTCGCCTACGGGTGCGCTTCGGACGATCCGAGGGGCTGCGTCCTGCATCAGCCGCCATGCGCGCCAGGCTGGGTCGGTATCGAGCGAAACATCGAGGCCGCTTACGACACTGACACCGACGAGCAGCTGTACCGCGCAGACAAGCTGAATCAGATAACCCACGCAACCGACTCGTGGATTTCTGCACCCGAGTGGGCCAGCAGAGCGGCGAGCGACAAGACGGTTGCGGCGCGTGAGTTGATTACGCTCGGCTTTGATGGGTCTCGGGGCCGCGCGAAAGGCAAGCCTGACGCGACCGCGCTAATCGGTTGCCGTGTGAGCGACGGGCACTTGTTTGAGATCGGCGTCTGGGAGGCTGGCGATTACGGTTGGGACGAATGGGCGCCGCCGATCGTGGAGATTGAAGCGGCCATAAGGGAAGCGTTCTCGCAGTATTCGGTAGCCGCGTTCTATGCGGACCCAGCTAAGGATTGGCGGTCGCACGTGGGCGCTTGGGAAGCAGCCTATGGCGGGCGGGTGTCTGTCAGGGTGCGGCAGGATCACCCGTTTGAGTGGTGGATGACCGGGGGCACGGCAAGCAAAGTGCAGATCGCAATTGAGGCGCTAGAGGGCGCGATTCGCAATGGCGACATGACTCATAGTGGCGGGTTTGCGCTCACTCGACACGTGCTGAATGCGCGACGTCGCTTTTCACACGGGAAACTCAAGCTAGGCAAAGCCAACGACTACTCGCCCCACAAGATTGACGCCGCAGTGGCCGCGGTCTTGGCTTGGCAGGCGCGTCTGGATGCGCTCGCGGCGGGTACGGCACGGCGCCATCGCACCAGCGGCAGGGTGCGGCGTGTGGGCGCAAGGAGGTAGGCGTGAGTCCCCAATATTCAATACCCGATCATCATGTGGCCGACCTGGGTTCGTGCGACACGAGAAGCGACAGGCGGAGTGCGAATGATTGACGGCGAATCAGTTGATGGCCGACGTTTCGCGGCGATGTTGCAGGACCTGCAGGAGCGCCGATTTGGGCGGCGTGGACCGCGCAAGTGGGATCGTGGCCATAAGAAGGCGTCGCGGGTGCGTCCACCGTTGACTGTCCTCAATGACTACCGTGAGGGCGACCCTCCCTTGAGAGAGGATATTCATTCGGGCTGGAAGCCGCACGTTCGCCAGTTCGTGAGGATGGGCCGCTTGAACATGGCCGACCTGATCGTGTCCGCAACCGCTAACCGGATGCAGTTGCGGGACTTCCGCACGGCGGCGGCGGATGACGAGTTTGGCGACGTTGCAGCACGCGCCATCATGCGCGCCAACGACGGTGCGATCCTGTCTGCCGAAGTGCATGAAACACTGCTCGCTCTGGGTGACGCGTACGTGATCGTGGGGCCGGTGGATGACGAGACTGGCGAACCACTCATTACCGCCGAATCGCCCCTCGACGCCATCACGCTGGAAGATGCGACCACGCGGCGCACGATCGCCGGGTTGAAAGTTGTGCGCGACGAATGGGACAGCGCCGATCTGGCATTCTTTTACGCCTCGGGCGTGATGCAGCGTCTCATCATGCGCGGCCCGACCTCGATCAACTCTGGCTCGATAAGGGTTGACCTGTCGAAATGGGAAACCTACGGCGACCCTGTAGCGACAGGGACCGGCGCCATCGTTCCTGTTGTGCGATTCCGCAACCGTGACGGCGTTGGAGAGTTTGAGCGACACCTTGACTCATTGGATCGGATCAACGACAAGATCTTCAACGAGTGGTGGATCGCGAAGATTCAGGCGTTCCGTCAGCGGGCAATCAAGAACCTCCCCCAGGACAAGGAAGAGATCGACGCGGACGGAAACGTGCGCATCACGCCGATCGCAGATGATGAGTACGACGACATGTTTACGGCCTCGCCAGACGAAATGTGGCAGGTGCCTGGAGATGTCGAGTTTTGGGAGTCGAGCGCCATCGACATGACCCCGATCACGGCTGCGATTGAAAAGGATGTGCAGCGTTTGGCTGCGGTCACGTCGATCGCGTTGCCGTCGATGGTGCCCGACAGTGCTAACGGGTCCGCCGAGGGCGCTTCCCTCATGCGTGAAGAGCACATCTTCAAAGTTGAGGACCGCATCCGCAGGGCGTCGACTAGCTGGGCGAGGGTGCTCTCGTGCGCATTTGAGCAGAAGGGCGACTCGCAGCGGGCCAAGCTGTCGCAGATCGAAACAATCTTCGGTCCCGTCGAGCGACACAGTTTGCAGCAGAAGGCTTCGGCTGCGTCCATGGCCAACACGTCCCTGCCGCGTGAAGCGATCCAGAGGGACATCTGGCAGTACCCGCCAGCCGAAATCTCCGACCTGCGTCTCATGACTGGTCGCGAGTTGCTCTTCATTAAACCGGCAATCAGTGGGCCATGACCAAGGTTGAGGATGTTGAGGCCCTGGTGGCGCAGTATGCGCAAGGGTCCTTGGCGATCGAGACTGCGATCGCCGCCGAGATCCTTGCGGCGTATAGAACTCTGGACTGGTATGACACGGCCGCTACAACCCTGCTGGCCAGCACGACGGCCAGCCGGGTCACGGCCGGCCTCGCTTACGTAGCAGGCTTGGCGCAACAGTTCGCTGACCTCACGCTCAGCTTGATGGGGGTGCCGCCTGTCGAGCGGCCGGCCTCAACGTGGACGCACGAGTATCCACGCGCCGGGGTTGATCCGTTCACGGTCTATTCCAGGCCCGTGTTTGCCTACCGTGAAGCCGTAGGGCATGGCGCGGATTTCGAGCAGGCGCTGGGGGTTGCTACGGCTCGTTTCGACGGGCTGGTCGCCACGGATGCGGCGCTGGTGCGGCGACAAGTGGAGCGAGACAAGTACCGACAGGCTGGTGTCACCAAGTACCGTCGCGTGATCCGTCCAGAGAGGTCCAAGGGCGGTAGTTGCGGGCTTTGCGTGGCCGCCTCTCAACGCGTGTATAAGGTCAAAGACCTGTTGCCGATTCACCATCTTTGCAAATGCTTGACACTGCCCATCTATGGCGAGTTTGACCCCGGCAACACCTTGAATCTTGATGACCTGTTGCCTGAGGGTGTGACGGCGGGCAAGGCGCTCAAGCGCACCCGATACAAGGTCGGGGAGTCTGGAGAGTTGGGGCCAGTGCTGATCCCAGCGAGTATGACCCGCCGTACCGCAGCTGCGCCCGCATGGGATTCCCCCGAACGCGCAAGCAAGGAGCTGGCTGCACTAGAGCCAGTCTTGGAGTCCCTGCAACAGCGGGCATCTGCTGGCGAGGACGTGGCCGGCCCGCTTGAGTGGCAGCAAGACCAGATCGCACGACTTCGTCGCATCGTCGCGGCGTAGGCCCGCAAAGGGTCACCAACTCCACCAAGGAGACAAGTAGATGCAAAACCTTCCGCTAACCCCTGCCCATAAAGCCTTCCTGGCGGCAACTTTCGCGGCGAATCGCGCCCGCTATGCCGGGTGGCGCATGGAAACCGAACCAGACGGCCCCCCTGGCGGTGAGCCCGCCAACAATCCTGAGGCTGAACCGGGCGGCGCTCCTACCCCGAAGGATCTCGACAAGGGCTACCCGCCCAACACGCCAGTCGTGGAGATGACCGCCGAACAGCAGGCCGCCTACTACAAGCAGCAGGCCGCTAAGCACGAGAGCCGAAACAAGGCGCTGCTGTCCATCACGGGCGGCAAGGTGGGCGACGCACTCAAAGCTGACCTCGAAGAACTGGCCGCCCTGCGCGAGTCCAGCCTCACCGACACCGAGAAGGCGCTCTCGGATGCAACGAAGGCCGGCGAAGCAGCTGCAACCGTGAAATATGGCACCCTGCTGGTTGAGGCCGAGTTTCGTACCCAACTCGCCACCGTGGAGCCAGAGCGCCGCGACGCGATCCTTGATAACCTCAAGGCAGCGTTCCCGAACTATCTGACAGACGACGGGCTACCAGACACCGCCAAGGTGCAGGCCCTCGTTGCAGCCATGAATGTGCCCGACAAGGGCAACCTGCGACAACTCGATTTCGGGTCAGGCCATAAACGGCACCGCGATCAAACCCCCGTGAGCGGCATCCAAGCAGGGGCCGAAATGTTCACGGCCAGTCGCAGCAAGACAGCAAACTGACAAACCACCAGAAAGGGCAAACCCATGCCTCGTATGACCAAAGAAACGGTCGGCGGCAGTAACTACGGTTGGCTTGACTCGACTCACGGCATCCGCGATGGGCGCACCGAGATCGTCAATGTCGCCGGATTCACCGCTGGCACTCATTACCCGAACGGGTTCATCCCGGCGGGCACGCCTGTCGCCAAGGTGTCGGGCAAGCTCGTGCCTTACGACTCGCTTGAGGCGACCACCACGAACGCGGGTGTCCTCGCTGGACACTTGGCCGCTGACGTGACTGTCCCCGCTGGCTCCACCGCCGACCAGGCTGGTTCTGTGATCAGTCATGGCCGCGTGAAGACCGCATCCGTCCCTGTTGGCGTGCAAGCGTTCGCGGCCCCCGTGGCTGCCGCGAAGCGCATCAACGTCACCATCGTCTACATCTGAGAAGGAGTCTGAGTCATGGCACTTTGGACTGACATCATCGACCCGGAGACTCTGACCGGGTACGCGCGCGCATCCATGAACGCCTACGAGGCCCGCAAGGGCACGTTGGCGCGTTGGTTGCCCAATCGTCAGGTTCCCGACATTGTGGCGAGCTTCGTGGCTGGCTCCAACGGTTTGGTCGAGGAGGCCGCTTTCCGCGCCTACGACGCCGAGCCGAAGGTCGGCAATCAGGCTCCTGGCCGCCGCGTGACCTTGGAGCTGCCTGCTCTCGGGTTGACTTTGCCGGTGAGCGAATACAACCAGTTGCGGGGCCGCGGCGTTGGTGCGTCTGACGAGCAGATTCTCAACTCGATCCAGTCGGCTACTGACGCTGTCGTGGCGGCGGTGTCGGATGCGATGGAGCGGCTGCGTGGCATCGTGTTGACCACCGGCAAGGCCACTATTCCCGGTTTGACCGAGGATGATTTCGGTCGCGCGAGTGGTCACACTGTCTCCGCGGGCACCTTGTGGTCTGCGGGTGGTGACCCGATCGGTGATCTGCGGTCGTGGACTGACACCTATATCGCCGCCAACGGTGAGGCACCGGGCGCGATCGTGACCAGCACCAAGGTGATGTCAACGTTGATGAACCACGCGAAGTTCCAAACCAACATTGTTGGTGGCGCTTCTCGTCCAGCGTCGTTGGCTGAGATTGAGGCACTGTTCGCGGGCTACGGGCTGCCCCCGTTCTACGTCTACGATCGGCGCGTCAAGTCCGGCGGCACCGCGACTCGTGTCATCGCTGACACGGCGCTACTGTTGCTGCCGCCGGCTGTTGACCCGAACGCTTGGCAGGAGTCTGACCTGGGTGGCACCTTCTGGGGTCGCACGCTCAGCTCGACGGCTGCCGAGTGGGACATCGCCGATGTGGATCAGCCGGGGATCGTGACTGGTGTCTACCGTGGCGAGAAGCCGCCGATGATCGCTGAGGTTGTCGGTGACGCGATCGGGATGCCGGTGTTGGCGAATGCTGACCTGTCATTCAAGGCGACGGTCGTCTCCTGATGGCTGGCCGACTGGTCGCCTACGTGCATGTTGGCGGGGTCGTTTACGCGCCCGGCGATGTGCCGTCGGCGGAGGTCGCGGCGAAGATCACCAACCCTGCCTGTTGGGAAGGTGG